TGACAGTACCCGTAAGCATTAGCCACGTGGATACAGTCCTGCCGTGAGCAATTACGACCCCCTCGACCTGCGGGGCCAGGAGCGCGACCGAGCCGAGAAAGAGCTCCGTGAGCGCCTGGAACGGCAGAACGAGGAGGCCGACGTGAAGTGGCTCATGTCCAGCAAGCGAGGCCGTCGCATTGTGTGGCGGCTGCTGGACCAGGCGGGCGTGTTCCGCAGTTCCTTCAACACCAACGCGATGTCGATGGCATTCGCGGAGGGCGGCAGGAACTACGGGCTACGAATGCTCGGCATGGTCCACGCGCTCTGCCCGGAGCAGTATCCGGCAATGATGAAGGAACAAGCAAGCAATGAGCGAACCAACGATGATGGAAACGGCTGAAACCAACACCACAGCCGCTCCCGCATCCGATGCTGCCGCAACTGTCTCGGCGACGGCCGAGAAGCTATACGGCAGCGAGCAGAAGGCGACCACGACCCAGGGCCAGCAAGCCGCGGATGCGGCCGCTGCCGGCAAGGCTCCTGAAGCCAACGACGCCAAGGCCGCAGAGGCACCCGCCGATGCCAAGCCGACCGCGCCGGAAACCTACGAGTTCAAGGCACCGGAGGGTCGAGTGTTCGACTCCGAGGTGATCGCCGAGTACTCGAAGGTGGCGAAGGAGCTGAACCTGTCGCAGGAAGCCGCGCAGCGCGTCCTTGACGCAGTTGGCCCCAAGTTGGCCGAACGTCAGGCGGCGCAGATCGAGGCCGTCCGCACCGGATGGGCCGACAGCAGCAAGGCCGACAAGGAGTTCGGCGGCGAGCGGCTTTCGGAGAACCTGTCCGTGGCGAAGAAGGCGCTCGATGCGTTCGGCACTGCCGAGCTCCGCAGCCTGCTCAACGAGTCCGGCCTCGGGAACCACCCGGAAGTGATCCGGTTCATGTTCCGCGCCGGAAAGGCGATCAGCGAGGACAGCATGGTCACGGGAACTCGAGGCGAGGCCAAGCCGGCCGGACCCCGCTCGTTCAATGACCTCGCCGACGCCCTGTACTCATCCAGCACCTAACCCCACGAAAGGGAAACAGTCATGGCAACTCTGTCCACCAGCAACCTGACGCTCGCCGATTGGGCGAAGCGCACCGATCCCGAGGGCCGTGTCCCGGTCATCGCGGAACTCCTGTCCCAGACCAACGAGATCCTCGAGGATTGCGTGTTCAAGGAGGGCAACCTGCCCACCGGCGAGCGCGTCGTGATCCGCACGGGCCTCCCGAGCGTCTACTGGCGTGCCCTCAACCAGGGCATCCCGAACAGCAAGAGCACGACTGCCCAGGTCGATGAAGCCTGCGGCATCCTCGAGGCTCGCAGCGAGGTCGATAAGGATCTCGCCATGCTGAACGGCAACACTGCGCAGTTCCGTCTGTCCGAGGACGTGGCTTTCCTCGAGGCCATGAACCAGACGCAGGCGACCACGATGTTCTACGGCAACCCCGCCACGGACCCGAAGCAGTTCCTCGGCCTCGCGCCGCGCTACTCGGCCCTGACGGGATCGAACAACAGCGTGAACGTCCTCAACGGCCTCGCCGGCGGCGGTTCGTACTCGGGCACCGCGAACACCTCGGTGTACCTGGTTGTGTGGAGCGATCAGACCGTGTACTGCCCCTTCCCCAAGGGCAGCACCGCGGGCCTCGTCCACGAGGATCTCGGCGAGCAGACTGTCTATGACGGCAACAACCGCCTCCAGGCTTACGCCACCCGTTACCAGTGGAAGAACGGTCTGGTCGTGAAGGATTGGCGATACGTCGTTCGCATCGCCAACATCAACACCACCGACCTGCTTGCACAGTCCAACGGTCAGGCGGCCAGCTCGGCCAGCAACCTGATCCGGCTGATGGCTCGCGCCCTCTACCGCATTCCGAACATGTCGATGGGTCGTGCCGCGTTCTACATGAACCGGACCGTCCACAGCGGCCTGTCGATCATGGCGCTGGACAAGAGCCAGGCGGTCCTGAAGGTCAACGAGGGTCTGTCGCAGTTCGGCACCCCCTACAGCTGGCTGTCGTTCCTCGGAGTTCCCCTCCGCAAGGTCGATGCCATCGTCAACACCGAAGCCCAGGTGTCCTAATAGGACACAGGAAGGAACACAGCAATGATTACTGACAAGCTCCTCGTCGTGTCCGGGTCCAACACCCCGGGCTCCGCCATCACGGGTCAGGCCATCACTGGTGATGCCTACTCTACTGACACCATTGATCTCGGCACCGCCCGCGACATTGGTGAAGGTGCGGATCTGTACATGGTGTTCACCGTGGTTGAAGCGTTCAACACCCTCACCAGCCTCGACCTCGAGGTGGTGATCTCGGCGAACGCCAACCTCTCGTCGCACACCGTGCTCGCAGAGACGAACGTCCTGCTCGCTGGCCTGACCGCCGGCAAGCAGTACGTGGTCGCTCTGCCCCCGCAGATCGCCAGCCTCGGCCTGCGGTACCTCGGCGCCCGCTACGACGTGAACGGGTCCAACCCGTCCACGGGCAGCATCCTCGCCGAGATCGTTCACAACATCCAGGACGGCCGCAAGTTCTACGCTTCCGGCTTCACCGTCGCGTAATTGAGGTTCACCCATGCGAGTCAAGGCACTTCTCGATTGCTTCATCGACAACCACTACCGGAAGGAAGGGACGGAGTTCGATTACTCGGGCGCACCGATCCCGGATCTCTTGGAGCACGTTGGCGTTGACCACGAGGACAACGCAGAGGAGGCTCCCAAGCTCCGCAAGCGCACCGCCAAGGCCGCAGCATCGGAGTGAGTCTCTGACAGGTTCGTGAACAGGGAGGGGCGTCGGCGGGAAACCACGGCGCCCCTCCCGTCCTACGGGAGGCAGTCATGGCATCGGTCGTGGAAATCTGCAACCTCGCGCTCTCGCACCTGGGGGATGACGCCACCGTTGCCAGCATCAGCCCGCCCGAGGGGTCCGCGCAGGCCGAGCATTGCGCTCGGTTCTACCCCATTGCGCGGGACATGCTCCTCCAGATGCACACGTGGTCGTTCGCTTCGCGGCGCGTCCTCCTCGCGCAGGTGACGATGCCGTACACCATGTGGAAGTACGCATACGCCTGCCCGGGCGACATGATGACTGCCGTGGCCGTCCTGCCGCCCGAGGCGGAGAACGACTACTCCGTGCGTGCCTACCCCACCGACCGCTACGGGTGGGGATGGACGAACCCGCCCATCACCGCCGCAGGCGTGTACGTGCCGCAGGAGTACCAGATTGAGACGGACACCCTTGGCAACAAGGTGATCTACACGAATCAGGAGAACGCGCTCCTGCGCTATCAGGCGCTCGTGAGCGACTCCACCAAGTTCGACCCGCTGTTCACCATCGCGCTGTCGTGGCAGCTCGCGTCGTTCCTCGCCGGCCCGGTCGTGAAGGGCGAGGAAGGTGCGCGTCAGGGTCAGCGATGCCTCCAGATGGTCGCCATCTATCTCGGACAGGCTCGCATGTCCGACGCCAACCAGCGCGACGTGAAGCCGGCACACATCACCTCCTGGATCTCTGGACGCTGACATGGCGCAGACCCGCATCTACACACGGTCCTTCGCCGGAGGCGAGGTGTCGCCGGAGATGTGGGGCCGCATTGACGATGTCAAGTTCCAGACCGGGGCGGCGAAGATGCTCAACTTCATCGCGCTCCCGCAGGGTCCAGCCGAGAACCGCGCTGGCACCGCGTTCGTGCGTGAGGTCAAGGACAGCACCAAGCGCACGCGCCTGCTCCCGTTCACGTTCAGCACGACGCAGACGATGGTGCTCGAGCTCGGCGCGGGCTACTTCCGGTTTCACACGCAGGGCGCGACGCTCGGGCCGGGAACGCCTGCTGCGTACAACGGGGCGACCACCTATGCGGTCGGTGCGCTTGTGTCCTCGGGCGGCGTGAACTACTACTGCATCGCGGCGACCACAGGCAACGCGCCGCCGAACGCCACGTACTGGTATCCGCTGCCGGCGGGGATCTACGAGATCCCGAACCCCTACGCCGAGGCAGACCTGTTCGACATCCACTACGTGCAGTCGGCCGACGTGCTGACGCTTGTCCACCCGAACTACGCGCCCCGCGAGCTGCGCCGGCTGGGTGCGACCACGTGGACGCTCACGACGATCTCGTTCGCATCGAGCGTGGCTGCGCCGACAGGGCTGACGGCCACGGCAAACCGCGGCGAGTCGCTCAACATCACGGCGTTCACGGCGGCGAACCCAGGCGTGGCGACCACCATCGGGAACCACGGCCTGAATGTCGGCGACCCCGTCTATGTCGATGGCGGCACGTGGAACACGGGCACGTTCACGGACGGCTACTACACGGTCAACTCGACGCCCGCGGCAAATACGCTGTCGCTCAAGGGCTACGACACTGGAGTTCCGCTTGACACTACCGCGCTGGTGTCGTGGACGAGCGGCGGGTTCGTGCAGTTTGGTGACAAGGCGCTCGACTTCGACAGTTACTACGTGGTGACGGCGGTCGCGGCGAACGGCATCGACGAGAGCGCACCAAGCTCGTCGGCCAACGTCATCAACAACCTCAACGCGCAGGGCTCGAGCAACCTGCTGTCGTGGTCGGCCGTGTCCGGCGCTGGACGCTACAACGTCTACAAGCGGCAGAACGGCCTCTACGGCCTGATCGGTCAGAGCGACACCACGTCGTTCACGGACAACAACATCGCACCGGACCTCGGCATCACGCCACCGATCTTGGACGTGGTGTTCAACTCCAGCAACAACTACCCCGGCGCAGTCAGTTACTTCGAGCAGCGCCGCGTGTTCGCCGGCACGATCAATGCGCCGCAGACGATGTGGATGACGCGCACGGGCACCGAGAGCGACATGTCCTACCACATCCCGTTGCAGGACACCGACCGGATCAACTTCCGCGTCGCCGCACGGGAGGCGAACACGATCCGCCACCTCGTTCCGCTCACGCAGCTCCTCGCGCTGACGAGCGCCGCCGAGTGGCGCGTCAGCCCGGTGAACAGCGACGTGATCTCGCCCACCACGATCTCGGTGCGGCCGCAGTCCTACGTCGGTGCCAACAACGTGCAGCCGTCCATCGTGAACAACACAGTGGTGTACTGCTCGGCCCGTGACGGCCACGTGCGCGAGCTCGGATACTCGTGGCAGGCGAGCGGGTTCGTGACGGGCGACCTGTCATTGCGTGCCACGCACCTATTCGACAACTTCGACATCACGGACATGTGCTACAGCAAGGCTCCGCAGCCGCTGCTGTGGTTCATCTCGAGCACGGGCAGCATGCTCGGGCTGACGTACATCCCCGAGCAGCAGATCGGAGCGTGGCACCAGCACGAGACGGACGGCGACTTTGAGTCCTGCACGGCCGTGGCCGAGGGCGCGGAGGACCGCCTCTACGTCATCGTCAAGCGCACCATCGGCGGCAACACGAAGCGATACGTGGAGCGATTCGCCAGCCGGCAGGTCGGCGAGCTGAAGGACTGCTTCTTCGTGGACAGCGGCCTGACGTTCAACGGCACGAACACGACCGCGACCACGGTCACGGTGACGGGCGGCACGACCTGGGGTCCGGCCGACGTGCTGACGATCACGGCGAGCAGCGCGATCTTCCAGTTCCCGGCGACCACGGACGTGGGCGACGCCATCGTCCTGACCGACGCCAACGGGAACACGTACCGCCTGACGATCCTGTCCACGACCTCTACGACGGTCGCTACGGCCCGGACGGACATCCTGCTGCCCGTGGCCCTGCGCGGGGTGGCGACGGCCGTGTGGGCGTTTGCGCGTGACACGGTGGGCGGCCTGACGCACCTCGAAGGCAAGACGGTGAGCATCCTCGCGGACGGAGCGGTCATGCCGCAGGTCACGGTGACGGGCGGGGTGGCGGTGTTGCAGCGGCCGTCAGTGGTCGTGCATGTCGGCCTGCCCTACGTCAGCGACCTTGAGACGCTGCCGATGGTCATCCAGATGGACGCCTTCGGGCAGGGCCGCGCAAAGAACGTCAACGAGGCATTCCTGCGCGTATATCGCTCAAGTGGAATATTCGTCGGTCCCGACGCCGACAGCCTCGTCGAGGCCAAGCAGCGCACCACGGAGCCATACGGCTCGCCGCCTGGGCTCAAGACGGACGAGATCGGCGTGAAGCTCACGCCCGCGTGGCGGCAGGCGGGGCGCATCTATGTGCGTCAGTCTGACCCGCTCCCCCTCACCATCGTCGGGCTGACCTTGGAAGTGAGCATCGGAGGCTGACATGGCAGTCGTACAGGTACCGTTCTCATCGAGCCCGACCGGACCGACCCTGCTAGCGGGTCAGTCATATGCCATCAGCGGACCCGGACCGGGTCCGGGGTTCGCGTCGCAGTTCGCCGAGGCCATGACGGTCGCCGGACCCATCGCGGGCATCTTTGGGTCGATCACCGGGGCCATCGGGTCGTTCTACGCGGCGCAGAGCCAGCAGAACCAACTCAAGATGCAGGCCCAAAACCAGCGGTTCGCGGCCGAGATGGGGCGGATCAACCAGCGTGCCGCCGAGTTCACGGCAGGGCAGATCGGCCGCGAGGGCGCGGCTCGGTTCGGGCAGTACTCCATGCGGGCGGGGCAGGCTCGAGCGAGCGCACAGGCTTCGCTAGCGGCCCGCGGTGCCGTTCTCGGCGCGGGCAGCGCCAAGGAAATCATCGGCAGCATGGATCTCGTCAAGGAGATCGACCGCCTGAACATCAACGCCGCGACCGTGCGCGAGCAGGAGGCGGCCCGCCTGCGGGCGTTCAACATCGGCGTAGGGGCCACGATGGCCGACATCTCCGCGCAGAACCTACAGGCCACCGCCGGCACGATCTACCCGGGCCTCGCGCTCGGGACGAGCCTCCTCGGCAGCGCCACCGACATTGCCACCACCTGGGCGCGGAACCGCCGCATCGAGGAACTCCTCGAGGGCGTCGCCACGCAGAGGATCTGACCCATGCCGACCGTACCTACCACCTTCGTCCCGCAGGTCGCCCCGCAGGGTGCGGGCGACATCGGCGACTTCGCCGCTCCCGGCATCGCGCCGGCAGAGAACCTCGCC